TGCGGCGCGGGCTGCGGCGCGGGCTGCGGCGGGGGATGCGGCGGGGGCTGCGGCGTGGGCTGCGGCGGGGGCTGCGGCGGGGGCTGCGGCGGGGGATGCGCTCGCGCCAACCGTCACCGCCCTGCAAGAAAGCGCCGTCGATCTGGTCAAGCGTATGTGCGCGCTGACTGACGAAGCCACGGGAGAAGCAGCATGACCCCCGACGATATGGAGGGACGGCTAACAAAGCTGGCCGCGATGCCCACCGTTGATCTGATAATGCTCGACGCTTACGGGCGGGCCTCGGCCACTTTCGGTGACCTCCGCGCCCTCCTGCTCGACTACCAGGAGCGGGGGCGGGCTTTGGAGCGCGTGACCGACCTTCTCGCGTCCGCCAATCGCTCGACCGACAGGCCATCGGACTATGTTTCGCGCGCCGTGATGGAAGCCCGAGCGGTCCTCAACCAGAAAGGTGATGAACGATGAACGAGAAACTGTTGCCTTGTTCGTTCTGTGGGGGCGAAGCACGCATCCGAACGATCCTCCGGGCGGTGGCGAGATGTGACAAGTGCGGCTCTTATGGGCAGAGCTTCAGCATGGTCGATGTGGGCGTCGAAGCGGCCTCTAATCAAGCCATCGCAGCATGGAACCGCCGCACCCCTGCACCAGAGGGGGAGGTGTTTTGCAGCGGCTGCGAAGGCCGCCCTGTGTTCCCGAATATTCCGTGTGCCGTTTGCGGAGCATCCACTGTCGTTCCAAAGACAGCCGACGCCATCCTCGCAGCCCTTCGCCCTACCGATACAGGGAGGGAGTGATGATCTGCAACCTCTGTCGAGGCTCTGGCTGGCTGATGTGCTGCTGGCCTTTAGAGTTTCACCCCTGCCCAAAATGTCACTCCAACGGCGCGACCCGTCAGTTTGGACCGGCCCAGATTGGACCAAAACAATGACCATGACTGACATAGCCGGTCTGTGCGAGAGGCTGCGGCGTTTGCGGTCGCTACCCTCTAATCCCTTGGCAAGAAGCGGGTTTGGGCAACTGGTCAACCCCGATGGCCCCAAAGCAGCCGACACCCTTGAACGCCAAGCCGCTGAGATAGAGAGACTGCGGGGGGCTTTGGAGCGGCTCGCGAACAAAGACAACGAGTTTGACAGTGAGGCCCAAATAATCGCCCGAGCCGCCCTTACAGGAAAAGACGCATGACTGACACCTGGCACACCGAACTGACGCAGGACGGCGACCGCTGGTCTTTCACGCTGACGCAAAACGGCATCTGGCATAGCGGCGGGCGGAACTATCGCAGCCGCCAAGCCGCGCTTAAGGCGGCTGACTGGCATCGGTCGTGGCCAGAACGTCCGTCGATTGCGGATGACTTGGCAGCGCTTGGCCTAGCCTAGTTCTGCGTCGGCATCGTCAAGAGTGCCAGGATCGGGCCGCTGATCGGTCGCCGAGCGCGGGAATGGCCTGCCGGTATAGGTGGCCCACCTAGCCCGCTTGGCGCTGGCCTTGCGGTTTAGCGCTTTTGCGGCTTCCATAAACAGGACGCTGGCAAAGGGATCAAGTGTCACGGCCTGACCCATATTTATGCTCCAGCAGGGACATCTCCTCGAAACTCCACCCACGAACGTGGCCACCCCATATCTTTGCCAGACAAACGCCAGAGCGCCACGTTCCGCCGCCCTTGTTTGCAAAGCCCTCGATAAAGCCGTTAGGCAGGGCTGTAGCGGCTGAATAGACGGTCGGAGTGCGGAACGGCCCCGATTTGTGTTCCGTTATCTGCGTGGCCCTGTGGTCGTCGCCGTGAATCGTGTCGCACATAGCCTTGTTGGCGTGTTGACCCTGAGCAAGAGGCTTGCCGCGACCGTTAAACGGAATGTGTGTGAAGCCCACGCCGTCAATAAACCGATACTCGCCATACATAGACGTTCGCCAGCCCCACTGGAGGAAGGCTTCCTCGACCATGTGAGCGTGAGAAATGCCGTCAGGGTGGAAATTGTCGTATTTCCAAGCGCGGTGTTCGTGGTTTCCAAGCGTGATTAGCTTGCGAGGCTTGAGCGTCCCTAGACCCCGCTGAAACTCTTTCTGCGAGGCGTGAAAGCTGGCCAACTCTTGCTCAAATGTCGGCTTGGAAAAGCCCTCAAACGTCGCCCGGTCATTGAACGATGAAAAACAATCCATCGTCATCCAGTCGCCAACGGACACCACCCAATCGACGTTGTGTTCTGCCGCAAACCGGCCAAGCCAATAAAACCGCTCCTTGTTAGGCAAGTGCGGACTGTCGTGAGCGTCACCGATAACGCAAACCACAATGGGCTTGCCGTCTGGCATAGGCTCTTTAATATGGTCTTGGGAGACCATCGCCGGAGCGCCAGGTGCATGGTGCTGATACTGGCGGGGCCGATACAGCGTGTCGTCAGGCTCTAGCCCGTAGTTCACCTTAGCCGCCGCAAGCCTGCCGTTAAGGGTGCCGCGCGATACGCCCCACGCATCAGCAGCGGCAGATGCTGCGCCAGCCCCGGCCCCTCCCATTCCAGCGGGCCGAAAACCCTCCCTTAGCTTTGCCTCAACGCGCTCGATTGTCTCGATGGCTAGTTCACGGGAAAGCAGGGGCTGGGCCATCTCACGTCACCAAAAGCGCCAGAACGGGCGGGAAGGGGCTGTCAGCGCGCGTTGCTGAATATCAAAGGCATCTACAGCAAGTCGCCGTCGCGAATCGCAAACGGCCAGCATTAGGCCCCTAGCGTCGTGCGTAACCTCTAGGTCAGCAATCGTAGGGCTATCCGGCAACATCGGCAGTTGGCACGGCGTCCGCGCGGCTTCCGGAAGGGTCAGGAGCGGGACAGATGGCCGGGGCGACGATGCACAGCCGGTTATCAGCAGCCCGTATGCGAGCCACACGGTCAGAGTCCAAGGGCGTCTCAGCATCGTGTGCTTTCCTCGCGTCGATTTCAGCGTTACGCGAAAGTTCGCGGATTACAACCTCTCGCGTGTGAAATGTTTGTGTCGCACTTGCAATTTCTGCGTTGCCCGCTGCCTCGCGCTCAAGCACGGACACTTCGCTTTCCAGCCGGTCCATCTTGCGGGCGTCAATCCCGAACGGGTCAAACTTGAGGCCGAGGAAGCTAGGCCGCACCAGACCAGCTAGGCCAAACACCACCACCGCAACCGCAGCAATGATAAGCCAGCCGGTCGGAGTGATGATGCGAAGATACTTCACGGATAACGCTTCCGGTCTAGTTCAACGTGCGGGCCATCGCGGAGAGTTTTCCACGAACCACCCCAGATGATCGGCACCTTAAGTTCTTTTGCCGCCCGCAAGAACGCTTCGGCAACCTGACCATACAGAGGCCAATCCCACCGCACTTTGCCACCCACCAGGACCGCAAAGTCAATCGCATGGCCCGTAATGTGACGGCTATTCATCGTCTGCGATGCGCCAGCCGCTTTAAGTTCGCGTTGGCGAGCAACCGACCGCAGGCCTTCCGTAATCGTAAAATCGTGCGGGCTATAGGTCAGGGCCAGTTCCACCACTTTGACCAAATCGGGGTGGACGCCTTTGAGCCGAGCGCGGGAACGAGAGCCAAGAACAAACGCCATCACGCAACTCCCTTCAGTTTTTCCCACGACTTAAGGCCAAGCACCGCAGCCGCGAAGGTCAGCCAAACAGCAAGATAGCCCTCATTCATAGGCTTGCCGATGGCGTGGCCGATAAACCCGGCATAGGCCGTGCCGCCAACTACTACCCATCCAGCCGTGGGACGCCACAGACGGTCAAACGCCTGCCAAGCCCAGTGCTTGCGGATAGGGTGGTCAGGGAGCGGAATGTCGGTCACGCGGTCGGCTTTCTGCGGACGGGAGACGGCAGCAGGCGTTCGATTAAGTCGGTCAGGTGCTTGATTTGCTCTTGCAGCCTAATGACCTCATCGCGCGTATTGTCATGCGCCGCGTCCTTGGCCTGCAAAGACGCCACGATGGCAGCAGTCGTGGCGATTTGCGCGGACACAGCCGCCACCTGATCCGTCGTAGCTTTGCCGTTTACCCGGCCTTCTAGCCTTGCCAGCCAAAGGACGACGGTTACGCCGAGAACGACAAGAGTAATAAGGGTTCCAGGTTCAAGGGTCATGACTAGGCTTTTTGAACGCGAACGCGAAGAGTGGTCGATGCAAGATCAATCGCACCAAGAGTGGAGTTAAACAGGACGACCGTGACCGTATCCGCAGCAGAAACGTATGCGGTCACAACCAGTCCGGCGAGACTAACCCCAAAAGAGCAATCAGCAAAATCCCCGACCGCCGCGCCAGTTACCGTGACCGTCGTGGTTGTGGTTCCTGCCGGGCCAATCGACGGCGCGTCATAGGTTGCGGAACCAGAAAGATACCCCGCAATAGCCCGCCAGCCCGTGTTTCCGGTGCCGCTTTCTTTGACATACAGGGACGTGCCGTTAGAGCCGTTTGTGCGCTGAAAGACAGAGCCAATGGTAGCGCTGACGACGCCTTCCGGCGTTCCGGTTCCCATTGCTATTGATGGCGCAGCGGAAACCTCGACGTTATTGATCTTAACAACGGTCGTGTCCGTAATGGCAGCGTCACCGCTAGTGCCGCTGCCGAACCAATCGTTACCGATCACCCGGTGAAGACCACCAGTCGTCGTAATCCCAATGCCTTGCGCTTGAACTCCTAGGCTTCGCAATACGTTGTTTGCAACAAAGCAGTTTGCCGCCGTGCTACCGATAGTAATTCCGCCGGTGCGGTTGCCTTCAACTTCTGCGCCAATTACAGAACAGCCAACGGCGTCCGTGCTAAACCCGACCCCTTGCTGGGTGTTATATCGGAACGAGCCATTGCGAATATGGTTGTCTGCGGCGGTAAATCTAACTCCAATGCCGCCGTTAGCGTAGGCCATACAATTGTTAAACCAATTGTTAGCCGTCGTCGTTTCGCAAAAAAACCCGTTGCCTGTGGAATAGGCAGCGGAGCAACTTGTGAACACGTTTCCAAAGCTAGGCGGTTCAGTGATTTGCGCGGCTCTGACCACCCCCGTTGCGCCGGACGTAGAACCCGTCACAGTTTCGGCAGCAGAAAACGTGCCCGTTACCGCGCGGATTTCCATTTGCAAAAGAACGCCAGATGAATAGGTAATTACCGTTGCCGTAGCCCCGGAAGTGCCGCCGGTAATTGTTTCATTGTAGGCAAAGGTTCCCACGGCAGAATTAAGAAGCAGTCTTGCCGCCGCAAACTCACCACGAATTAGAAACCCGGCTGTTGTTCCGACACTGGCAGATTGGCAATCGGTAAACCTACCCCATTTCGTGTTGCGGATGCGATAATCGTAGATAGAGTTTCCAACCGCGCGGCAGCCTTCGAGGGTGGGGCTGTCAACATAAGAAATGCTATCCGCCTCGATCCCAAAACCGTATTTGCTGCCGCTGGCCGTGCATCCAATAACGCGAAGGCCAGTGACTTCACCCCTACCAGCGCTGCTAGATTGGGGGGCGGCAAGCAAGCCATATTCTGTGCTGTCAAGGAACTCGCAGGCGACAAAATCAAAATTAGTGACGCGCTGGCCAGGGTTAGGCTCAACATCTACGCCCGATTTCGGCAGCGTGCGGTCGGAACCCTGAAACACACACCCTATTGCGGAGCCGCCTTCGCAATGGATAACAGACAAGCCGTTACGGCCTGCCGAAGTTACGATAACTTTGTCATAATGAATATTCTCGCTAACGTCACCGAGCGGGCCGGTGGAGACGTAAGAACCGTCGCCCCACCATTTATCCAGCGTGACGTTCCGCACAACCACATTACGTCCGCCGCTAACCTGAATGCCGCATTGGCTTTCGCCCGTTACGCCTGTGTGCGTGTCGCGGTCGCCCCGGATCGTTCCGCCCTCGATAATGACGTTTTGAACGGGATAGATGACTGAATAAATTGACCCGCCGCCAAGCGCGTTGGTCTGCGCCTTCATCACGACGCCAGGGTCGTGGACAATGTGCGTATTAGACGGCAGGCGAACCGACCCCGTAAAAACCGTAAAACTGGCTGGCGTGACAGTGTTTTCGTTTATGGTAATCAGCACTTCGCCCGTGCCGCGAACCCAAAGTTTTTTGCCCTGCGCCGCAGCCGCATCAACAGCTTTTTGCATATTGGTTGTTTGGTCAGTTCCACCGCCAACCACGACGCCATAATCTGCTGCATCGACGTAACCGTTTAGCTTGCTTTCCACAGTTCGGGCGACAGCGTCCGCGCCGGTCTGCAAAACACCAACCAGCCCCGCGCCGCTCGAAAGCGCAAACGGTGCCTTTGTGTAATTCAGCAGCGTGGAGGCAGTCATGCGTTTTGCCGGACCTGGCGACCGATAAGCGGCCAGCAAGTCGCTATCCACTACCGGAGCGGAAAGCGCGGCAAGTTCTGGAAAAGTCTTACGGGGAGTGCTGACCATTGTAGTCCCTTAAAACTTGATAATGAACATGAGGGCGATGTTCCGAGGCCGCGTCTCGGTGCCGCCAGTCGAAGCCGTATTGTATGGCGTAATGGTTTCCGCACCACCCGTGCCGGTCGTAGTCAGGCCAGAGCCTGCTTCGCTGCTAGACGCAGGAGGCGTAACGCTGTGAACGTGCGCCTCAAGTTCATCAGCCTGCGCCGAACCAAACGCGCGAGCCGGATCAACGCCCCGCGAGTTATCCCAACCCCGCGCAAACTCGCCGCGCATATCAGGAAGATTGAACGTGGTCGATCCATCACCAGAACCAAACACCGTGCCGATTGCAGCAAACAGACCTGCGTATGTCGTGCGCGAGACAGCCGCGCCGCTACATTCAAGCCAGCCAGTCGGGGCCGTGTTAGCCGCATACATGGTCACGGAACCGACCGGGACCGCCGCCGCAAACGTGCCAGCCGCGCTAAGGAAGCGAGCCGCCGCCGCATCGCCAGCCGCAGGAGCGGGAACCAGGCCCTTAGTGCCGCCCGAGCCGCTATCACCCACCACCGCGCTCAACAGCGTCGTTGCCTGAGCGCCGGTCAAATCCTCAACTACGCCGGTCGAGGCAGTCACCCGGCCCTTGATCGTGGCCGTGGCAACCGTCGCCAGTTTGGCATTCGAGAACGATGCGTCAGGAACGGTCACAGTCGAGGTGAACGTCGCCGTGCCGTTGAAGGTCTGGTTGCCGGTAAAGGTGCCAGTGGCCACAACCGAAAGCGTGTCCGCACCGGCATTGCCCAGCGTGGTGTTGCCGTTGACAGTCAGGTTCCCCGTAACGGTCTGGTTTCCGGCAAACGTCACACCGAGCGGAAACGTCACGCCCGATGACGTAGCCGACAGGACAGCCGCACCGCCGCAAACCAGCGTGGCCGAGTTTGCAGCCGGGAAATAAAAGCCGGTGTCCGTGTCGCCAATCACGCTAATCGAGGGAGCCGTAATCAGGCCATCGGATACGCGGATGCCTTGGGCAAACGGGATAACCGCCGCCGCTGGCGTTTGGCCATCGGATGCAAGCGATTGCGTCAGTGCCGTGGCAAGGTCCGCAAGCGTCGCGTTCCAATCGTCCGACAGGATAGCGGTTTCCGGGACCGCCGGATTCCAGGTGTTTGACGGGGGCGAATAGCTGCCCGACCCGTTTCTAGCCAATCGGGCCTCCTTTGGTATATGCTACGGTTATGTCCCGATACATCGTTCTAGCCGTCATTTTTGCCGTGCCATTTACGGGCGGTTGGATGTTAGGGGTCATTGCTGCACTTGCAGCGTGGGTTGTGGTGGATTCTGAGCGTCGGGCAGAGCGAGCCGAGCAACGTGTTCGGCGGCTTGAGCGTAGTATTGCTGAAGTTCCGGGTTCTGTTGCGCCAGTCGCGCCATTTCGGCCAAGGCTGGTCTGGCCTGTTCAGGGTCAGTAGCGCGGTAAATCGTATTGATCAGCGATTGCCCAATTTTTGTGTAGGGCGCACTTGCGCCAATCACAACAGGGATGGCGATTTCCGGCTTAAGCGCGACCGCTCCACCCAAAAGCGCACCCAACAACCCGCGCCCAGCCGTTCCTGTGTCCGGCACGGTTGAGGGCAACACTTCTCCCATGTTGGTGGCCAGGTCGCGCATCAAGCCGGTTCCCGCACCGCGCTGTGAACGACTTCCAGTATTGCGACGAACGGCGGCGGCAAGTTGAGCGGGCGTAAATACGCCTTCACGGGCCATCGACCCAGCCGCTCCCGTTGCGTCTTCAACGCGGACGAGATTCGCATATCCGGTATTGATTTGTTGAAGGCGCGGGGCCTCAATCGGGTTTTGTCTTGCCAGCGCGTCGCGGAACTCTCCTCGGATTTCGCCGAGTGCCTGTCCGAGCGCACGTTGGTCGCCATCCACAGAGCGTGTAAGTTCGCGCTGTTGTTGGCCTAAAACCGTTTCGATGCGCTTAAACTCATCACCCGCAATAGCCCCGGATTCATCCACGTTTCGCATGACGCGCGACGACAAGATTTCCGCCAACTGGCGAGCGCGGTCTTCGCCCATTGACGCAGGCGCATCGGATAACACTTCGGCAATTCTTGTCCGCAGTTGGTCATCTACAGTGACATTTACGCGCGACAAAACGTCAGCGTAGGCCTGCCCAAGCCGTCCTTGAGCATATTCGACCGCATCATAACCAGGAGCAATTTTTGGCGGGACAGATTCACCTATTGGCCCAAGCGCACGGTTCACAGAGGCCATGTTGGCCGTTTCAAGCCCTCGCGTCCTGGCGCCTTGAATAACGTCACCAACAAGCGGCATTCCCGCCATTCGATCTTCGGTTCCGCGAATAATTCCGCCGACCAAAGGCATTTCTTGCAGCATTTGGCCCGGCGTAAGTTGAACGCCTTCGCGCGAAAGCTGACGGGCAGCCGTCGTGTCTGCGCCCACAGCACCACGAGCAAAACGGTCCACAACTCGCTGACCCGCAGCGCCGGTAAGCGCGCCAACGCCAGCTCCGATTGCGCCGCTTTCTAAGCGATCCGCAAGGCCGCCTTCAGCCGTTCCGAAGCCCGTTGCGCCACCAATGCCAGCGCCAACGCCAGCAGCGCGGCCCGCACGAATGCCGCCTGTTGCCCCTTGCGTTACATAATTTCCAGCCGCGCTCATACCAGGAGCAAACGCGCCGCCCGCCATTTGCAAGGCAAAGTTTTGAAGCGGTCGCTCTTGTGCAAATTCGTTAGCCCGCCCCCGCGCTAGGTCTTCGTATGCGCTGCCGTATTGGCTTGCCGTAAACGGGATTTCTTGGCCCAAAATACGGCGATTAAGATTTTCTCCGCGCGTTTGTGCCTCGACCAACGCTCTTTCGAGTTCGTCGGAAAGACCAAAACTTAGACCAGACGATACCGCACGAACGCGATCAGAAAGCCCAGTGCCTTCGCCTTGTGACAAACTCGCTTCCGCCGCCTGCCTTGCCGCGAGTTCCGATAGCTTAGGAAGCAACGGCGCAGGCGCTCCCGGCGCTTGCTGGCGACCAACCGTCCGAACCCACTGATTTGTTACGGGGTCGATTTCATAGCCCTGAGCGCGGAGGCTTTCAGGCGTATCTTGCGGGCTAAGTTCTTCTTCGCGGGCCACGCCGTATCCGACCACTGGGCCGGAACGGGCAACGTAGTTTTCCTGCATCAGCCGGTCGGCTTCCTCAGGCGTGTAGCCTTGATAGATCAGCGCGTCGCGTTCTTGCGCGTCCGTAATGCCGAGTTCGTTAAGAACGGGCGCAGGCGTAGCCGGAGGCGCGGCTTGTGGACGCGGCTGTGCTGGCCGCTGCGGCTGATCAAGACGAAAGCCGGGCGGCAAACCATCCGCCGAAACCGGACCCGGTGACACCGGATCAAGACGAAAGCCGGGCGGCAAATCCTGCATCATTGCCGCACCCATTGTCCGCCGCGACGCACCATGCGCTCACCGTTAGGGCCGGTCGCTGTGCGCCCTTCCATCGGGTCAGGCGCACCACTTTGAGCCGGACCACCGGCGGGACGGCGCTCTTGAAGAAGCCGTTGGCGTCCAGCGCGGAGCCGGTCGTTGTTTGCCATGACGGTTGGCAAGCGGCGCATGACGTATTCGCGATTGTCGACGTTCGACAGCAGGGCTTCAGCTTCACGAATGGCGTCTTGGTCGGTTTGCGGGCCGGTATTCAAACGCAACGCGTCAGAAACCGCCGCGCGGATTTCCGAAACGTAGTCACCGTAAGCAGCAGCTTCCGGCGTCATGCCAATCCCCGTTGCCAGCGCAGCCTTATAGCGAAGCGCGTTGCCCGGCGACAAATCAAATGCAGGCGGAATACCCGCTTCTGGGTCGCCCGCAATGTTTCGGAGTTGCGCCGCGAACCGTTGGTTAGCCGCCTCAAAACCCGCAATCGCCGCGCGGTCCTCGTTATCGCCCGGTCGCGGTGCGCCCTCAGTCGTCGCAAGCCGTCTGCGGTCTAGGTCCAGCAAGGCTTGGCGGTATTCTTGGTCGCTTCCGTATTTGTCGCGGTCAAGCTCAAGCCGCAACGCATCCAGACGACGCTCCTGCTCGTAATTCGTCGCCCTGATTTGTTCATCAATCGACGGGGTTGTGCGCGTGTAAACCGGGGTAACGCCCGTCGAGGTGCGCCGCAATGTAGTGTCGCCCGAAACGTCGAACGACGGCTGCTCAACCGCAAAACTTCCCTCTCCTGGGCCATAGGTCGTGCGACTTCCAGCCCCCGTGGTAACGGGGCGATACCGCATCCCGTAACTTTCCGCGACTTCGCCGGGAGCCTGCGTTGCGGCCCACGCAGCAACAGGGTCGTTGCGGATTGCGTCCGGCAGTTGCGACATCATCGCTTGCTGCTGTTGCCAGTTGCCATAAACGGCTTGAGCGCCCGGCAAATCGGTCCGCGCCAGTTGCCGAATATATGCGGCAAGCTGCGGCGGCATTTGCGGTTGGGCAGGGGCCTGCGGTGCCATCGGGGGCGGAGCCGGTGCTACTGCCGGAGCCGGAACCATTTGCGGCATAGGCGGAACATCGGCCATCGGCATAGGTGCGGCAGGCATACCAGCCGGAGCGGCATCAGGAAGCGCCGAACCCATGATAGGCGCGACTGGCGCTATGTCGGCTTGCTGCGCTTCTTGCGTGTTGTTGACCACGGGCGCGACAAGCGCGGCAGCAAGCGCGGGGCCGCTTGCCGCTGGTTCTGGCGCAACGGGAAGGCCAGCCAAAAACGCTTCACGCGTTGCCTCACGTTCTCGCCCAACCGCTTTCTCAGCCCGGTTAGCGCCCCATTGCGTAATGCCTTGAGCCAGCAGCCGAGCGCCAAGGTCGCCATACCCGCCAATCTGGGCAGGGGCTTTACGAAGGTCTTGCAAGGCTTGAGCCAAGGCCGCGCTACGCCGCATCGACGGCGTTTCAATCTGGGCAGGGGCTGGCATGGGGGCGCGGGCCATTTAGAGTTTCCCGTAATCGACCATGAGGAAGCCCGTCCAGTGACGGACCACCGCATCAATGCCAGCCTTAAGCACGTCTTGAGCCATCACGCCGATGTGGCGCTTGCGTCCCCAAACATAGCGATATTCATAGACCGGCAGGCCGTTAGCCATCGTGCCAACGCGCTTGATGTCACGCTTAAGGCGACGGTCAGAGGCTGTAATTGCAGCGCCGCCAAGTTGGAACAAGCCTTGCATAAGCGCCTGATTTTGAGCGTTACGGGCCTGATAGTTGCTGTTCAGTTGCGATTGCGCCAAGCCTTGAGCGCCGAGAACGTCCGTCTGCGCTACGCCGGTCGGGCTGTATTGAATGCCCGTAGGCATACCGACCTGGCCCGTGCCTAGCAGGGCTTGAAGCTGCTGAAGCGGCTGGTTCTGGATATAGGCCCGCTCTTGCAAGCCCTGCGTCCGCGCCTGATTACCGAATGTCCCGCCCGCAATGGCTTGCTGAATAGCGCGAGATTGCTCAGCACCACCGGCTTGGATGGCTTGGTTTGCAGCCTCTCCGTATGCGTCATTTCGATCTCTAGCAAAATCAGATCGAAGGTTTCGCGTTGCCTCGCTATTCGCTCCAAGGCCCTGCGCGGCAAGACGTGCGTCTTGCGACCTCTCAAGCCGCTGAAACTGCGGATCGAGGCGACGGGTCTGGCTGGCATAAACCGAATCCTCAAACCGTTGACGGTCAAAGTCAGGTGCGTTGTAGCCTTGAAGTTCTGGCAGGCCTTCGGTGTTCAGGCCTTGCTCAAGCGCGGTGTTCACGCGGCCAATCTGCTGACCAGCCGTGTCTAGGGCGCTACCGTAAACGCCGGTTGAGCGTTCGTAATTCTGCTGTTCAAGCGGCGAAAGCGTCGTTTCCTGACGGTAGCCGCCAGGTTGCGTCGGGTCTGCAACGTAGCGCGTTGTGCCTTGGGGGCCGCTAGTGCCAATGAGGTTTAACCTCTGTTGCTCTTGTGCCGTGCGCGTGTTGGCGCTTGCTTGCGCGTTGGCAAGCGCTACGGGATCGGGCGCTGCGGGGGGGCGAGGCTTAGAGATGGGGAACGCTCCCGGGACACATTGAATCTGTGTTGCGACCACTCAGAGGCCAGCAAGCCGGATATGATTGTGTCATCGTCACCATAACCGCGCCTCACAGTCCCTTCGTGCTTAAAGCCGAATTTCTGTAGGAACTGGCGAGCCTTACGCAGTTTCTTCGGCGTGAGACTGGTGATCCGATTGCACCCAAGCTGGTCGAATGCGTAGCCGAGTATGCCCGTCACAAGGTTGGGCGTCAACCAGTTGGACCTACTAGCGGCAAAACTGACCTCAATGTTACGATATTGGGGTTGATATGCGTTAAAGACCACGCCGCCGATAAGATTATCATGCTTATCGACCACCCCGATGGCCTCGCATGGCCCCCAATCCAGTCCATGCCCAATCTGGTCCGCTACCCATTGAGCGACCAGCGGAGAGAATGGGCCAGAAACTAGCCTCAAAGCTGCCCGCCCGTCTGGTTTTCGTATTTGAGGTTAAACGCGATAATCTCGCACGGCGCGTTGGTGTTTCGTGCCGCCTGCATCGCAATGATGCCGTCCGCCTCATAGGCAAGCGACGTATCGTCATCGACGCCAAGATCAATGTAGAGCGTAGCGTTTGGAGCCACGCGCATCCGCACGGCACCGCAGTAGCCAATCCCTGTAACACTTGTCCAGCTATCGCGCGTCTCAACGCTGTTAGCCCACGTCGCCACGTCCCACAGGCCTGTATCCCATCTGCCGCCCGTCGTCGTAATCGTGGTCGGGACTGCCGTTGGTATCTTCTCTTTGAAGTCCGTGACAATCTCGACAGCCGGTGCCAGGTCTGCGCCAATCCGCAACACGGGTTGCAGCATCTCAAACTTCTTCAGGCTTCCGCGCGATCCAAAATAGTTGAACGCCGTTTTAATATCACCGACAATGCCGGTCGTATTGTCCGCATAGCCGGTGTCCCAAAGACATACCGAATCAGCCGCGCCAAAATACATTTGGTCGTTAGCCACGGCCCAACAGAACGCATTGATGCCCGTGAACCGGCACCACGCGCCCGTTTGCACGTTCTGCACATATTGCTCCGACCGGGTCAGATCAGCAGTTGGGACGTTGAAGATTGCCAGCGTCCCTTTCGGGTAAAGCGTTCCTTCCCATCCGAAATTGCCGCGATAGCGGGTCGTCGCCTGCTGAAATGCGTTCTGGATTTTCTGCGTCAGAGCCACAAGGTTCTCTTGTGCGCGGTCCAGCTTGAGGGCTTGCGAGAGCGGCACCACGCCGTCAGTCGTTAGCACAACCAGATCAGAGCCATACTTAATCAGCGACCGACGCGACAACGGCAGGCCAATGTCATAGACACCGACAAGCGCCCAGTTGTTAGCGTCCGAGGGGTCAAGGCCCTGATAGACGGCAACCTGGCCCTGCGTAGTCACCCACACTGCCAGATCATCGGCACCGGAGCCACCGTCCAGCGTCCAAGTGGCTTGGCAAAGGATAGACCCGCCCTTGTCGAAAATGGGGCCAAGGTCGAGCAAGTTTGCGTCGCCTTGGATAGCAAAAGGCTCAAGGAACCAACACCGCAGGCTGTTCTCCTGCACAAAAAACAGGCGGCCCTTGTGATCCATCACGTCAACCAACGTGCGCGGGTCGAGGGTAATCACCCCAGCCGAGCCGGTGATGGCCGTAGAGGCAAACGACGTGCCGTCGTAATAGACCGGCTCAACAGAACCGTTCGCGGCAATCAGGAACGTTCCCGCGTCATTGGCAAAGTTGATCCATTGCCAGCGAGCATTTCCAGCACCAGAGAACACTTCGACAGGCGCGTCATTCTGAATGGTTACGTCATAGATTGAGCCGCCCGCAGCCGCAAAAATGTCATCGGCAACCGTTGCGTTTCCGCCGCGCCAAACCATCAGCGATTCAGTAGGAAGCGGCACACCTTCTTGCCACGGCACGAAGCCCTTACGCAGTTCGACGTAACCGGCGCGAGGAATGAAATTGTCCAAAATGACCGCGTTTTCCGCAGGCATATTAGCCAGCGGGGATTGTGCATCCCAGCCGCCGACAGGGGCAGGGACCGCGCGTCCAATAGACACCCGCTGTTGAGTTACCGCCCGTAGGGGCTGGCGACCGTATCGCTGCGCTGGTTGTCTCATAATGCCACCCACGCCCCAGAACGGTTTTGATAGCCTTGTGCGCCGATATAGAACAATCGACCATCGGGGCTGTCCGCAACATCCGGCAACGTCGAACCATAGCCCGGCGCATAGGCCGACAGCAGCGTGTTAATCTTCTTGCGCTGCGTCTCTTGGTTCTTTGTGTCGGAAATGGACAGGAACAGGATCATCCAGGCCACCCTCCTTCCTGGATGTTCGTTGACCAGCCGTAATAGTTGCCGCCCGTGCTGTCGATAATCGTGTTACCGCCGTCACGGGCCATGCGCTGATTACGCTCGCCCTGATAGGTGCGGAAATCTTCGCTATAATCCAGACCCTTGGACTTGAGGAAGCGCCAGCGGAGGCCAAGCGGGAACAGCTTGTCGTCAAGATACGTCAGGTCGGTGTCAGCGAGGAATGACGATTGTGCCGAACCAGCAGCCGATTTAGCCCAGTTTGTCGTAATGTATTCATAGGCAATCTGTTGCCCGGCACTTGGCGTCGGGGTCACAAGGAACTGCCCATTCCGCTCAATGAACGCCAGAAACACGCGATTGAGTTGCGGCTGCGCTTGGATAGCCTGCCACTCTTGCGGAGTGATAGGGCCGTAAATGTAACGCATGGTCGTTCTGTTGAAGAACGAGTTGGCAATGAAGTGGTCCAGATCAGACGGGATTGCACTCGATTGAACCGCGCTGGCCACCGTGTTGAACAGGTGTTGCCGACGCATCACTTGCCAATCGTAGGTGCCCGACAGTTCGTCGCCTTCTTCATTGGCCAGAGCGTAAAGCTGTTGGACCTGAGCGTCAGTCGAGTTCACGACTTCCGTAGGGACGGGAATGGACAGCAGACGACACGCCCGCTGAATAATCTGCAACAAATTCTGTGCCATTAGTTAGGCCTTCGCAGGACGCCCGCGCTTTTTGGCGACGGGGATGGATTCATAATCCGCCGGAACGTGCGTATGCTCGTCGCTGACGGGTCGGATTGAACCGCCGGGACCATCCACCCCGTCGTGATCGAACGCCTCCACAGGGGCGTAATTAAACGCCCCCTTGAGATACATATCATATTCCGCGCCATGTGCCTTTTTGTCGGCTTCAGTCGCCACACGCGGGCCAATCACCGACGACGAATCCGCTTGGAAACGGAACATCAGGAACTTGCCGTCCTTAAAGAACGTCGCACCAGGCTTATACATCACGTCACGTTCCAGACCGCTCATGCCGCTTCCTTCTCTGCTTTGGCTTCCAGCGCCGCCGTTAGTTTTTCTTCAAGTTCCCGAATCCGCTGCGTCATCTCCGCAAGCGGTTTTTCAGCCTCAGTCTGTTCAATGAACCGTTGAGCCTTGGCGCGGAGGGCTTGGCCGCCCATCGGGACGCACTTGGCAAGTTGGCTGTCAGACAGGCCCGCAAGAGCCTCCACCGTGCGAATATGGACGCTGTTCAGTTCGATGACCTGACTACGCCCCACGCCTGCCCATTCTTCCAGCGGCGTTCCGCTCTCAGGGGCTTCCATGTTGGCCTTAAACGCTGCGTATTTGGTAGGCCAACGGTCGCGGTGTTCGTCCTTCACGGCCACGTCAACGATGTTCTTGTTATCGCCCGGCACGATCAGTTCCACATACTCAACGTCGTTCCAGACTTCGCGGCCTTCCTTCTCCGACAGGAAGTTGTTGCGAACAGGCTTGATATGGAAACGCGGAATGATCCGGTCCCGTCCGTCAGGCGCTACATATTCCATCTATGTCCTCCGATACACAGTGTCGTTGCCAATCCGCATCACGCGAGAATAACCGGGCAGATCGGCTTTCGGGCCTAATCCCTTTTCTTCAAGCACTATGATAGGCGAAAACTTCTCGATTGTCGCTAGTGCGCCTTTAATGGCGTCTGCCTCCGCGCCTTCGATGTCCAGCCAGATCAAATCGCACTGGTCGAGGTCAAGGCTGTCAATGGTCCGAACGGGGATAGCGTCACCCGGCAGCGTCTTGTGCGAACCGCAATTGTCAGTGTCGATACGGAGGATGCCACACGTTCCTGGCTCCGCACCTAGCGCACTCCATCGCACTTCGATTGCCTCGTCCCTGACATTCTCAATCAGGCAGTCAAGGTTCTCTCGATCAGGCTCAAACGTGATGACCCGATCAAACACCTTTGCGAGCGCCAGCGGATACACCCCGACATTGCCGCCAGCTTGGACGCAAACGCGCTTCTCAGCCACCAACGGCAGGACGGCAGGCATAGCAGCGGCGCATTCGCTAACCACCACCGCACGGCATCGCACGTCAAAATCAGGCCACCAAAGGCCGTCAATCTGTTTCACTTTGCAAAGCCCTTTTCGTCATAGAGGTGCCGCATGGCATCGACCGGCGCAAAGAAGTCAGGCCGTTCGACAATTAGCAAATCGGCTTCTCTTACGTCGTCAGGAAACCACGTTTTCCGCGCCCATGCCGCGCGGCGGTCATTGTCGTTGCGCTTGTGATAATTCCGGTTCATCGGCGGTAATTCACAAATAGGCCGACAACCAGCAACCACAGCAGCCAAACGGCGAGAAGGCCAAGAACAAGCATCATGCGAGCAACCTTCCCATGTCAGGAATAAGGCCTTTGCCGTGGGCCATGACCTTAACGCCACGGTCCCGCAAATACAAAAACGACTGCTGGAACTCCATAGCCTGCCGGATCATCCACCGAGCGCAAGTGTATGTCTTGTCGCCTAGCACAACGTCCATTGTGGCTTCACCGTCATTCAGGCTTTGCGAATAAGCATGGTGCGAGCCTTCGGCATACGAACTGTCGAAACCATAAAGGTGTATTTTCTTATACCCCGACAGCCACGCCAGATTGATAGCGCGGAGTCCGACCGTCCCCCCACCAGGCACCAGAACGCACGGCTTCTGGTCTGGGCCTTCGTCAAACCACGGCTTGATAATGTCCATGAGTTCTTCACCCGAACCCATCGCGTTATGCCACAACACAACGTCATGCCTCGAAAGCGCATCAAAAACGCACGGATGAACCTGCGAGGCAAGGAAATAGCGCACGGACATTGGCGCATCCTCGACCATGTGTAGATTTTCTTCCCGCGCATCCAACATGACGTGAGCGTCTGGCGTGACAGCCCGTTCCGTCAGATACCGCAGCGCATTGTTGACGCTGATAATCTTCGCGCCGCGCCTGCGATGGTTTTTGATGGCCTGCACACTGTCCGCAAGCGAGGGACCGCCACCGACGATGACGCAAGCCTTGTCCTGATCCCCGAAACCGGAGAACCACGGCAAGTCCCGCTGCACGTTGGCTTTGACGTTGGCATAGGCAAAGTCATGCGTTACGTTCATGCCCTTTAATTCTGGCATGGCCGTGTAACCGCCAACGCGCCAGACACCAGGCACCCACCCGTCCGTCACTTCATGCGGCTTGGGCAATCCATGAAAGATAACCGCTTTAGCCGTCTCAGGAGGCCATGCGATTGCATCACGGTAAGACACAAACCAACCGTCAGGAAAGGTCGGCCACGAGCTAATCTGACTGATCCACTCTTGGTCGCCACCGTTCACTTGACCGGCTGGCAGGAAGCCGTTGAGCCTTTCGGTTGGGCGCGTCATAACGTCGGGCGTGAACCGATCCCAAACGTCGGTGCAATTGCCGTGCGTCCAGCGCATGACGCTGCTGTTATAGCAAGGCCAATGCCAATCTTTGATAATGCCGTGCGGAAGGGCCTCAAGGCGACCGGTCACGCATACGTCCAAGTCCATGTAAAGAACGTCGTCACCGACGCCCCAAGGCATAGCTTTGGAAAACAGAAACACTTTTTGCCACCAACCGGGCAGATCGGGATTGTGCGCGATAGCCGTGATGCCTTCTGGCAGTTCGTCCGGCTTGTCAGTCAGGCACCAATGGCGCTGTTCTTCGTCCAGATGGCGAGCAATGCCGTCGTGAAGGCGGGTGACGTATTCAATCGGGTATTTGTCCCCGACGCGGACGCTGACGACGTTAATCATGGCTTGATAATCTCGCAAAACCACAGCGGATAACGGACATCGCCGGTGTCAAGACGCCATCCTTGTTGGTGTTTGCCGTCCATCCAGCGCCCGCACGAAACCCACTCATCATCGCAAAGCAGCAAGCGGCGGTCTTTTGGCGCGTCTTTGATCGGTTTCCATTCCATCGCTACCTCCATAGCAAAAACGGCCCCCCACAAACGCGAGAGGCCGTTTAAGCTAACACCTAACCCCAGTGGAGGCTAGGGCAGGCGGAAGGCTTAGATAGCGGTGCGCTTGGCCCAAAAGTATTGGCCAGCGGCGACACCGCCCGTGGTGTTGACCGTGAAGCCAGCCGAACCAGCATCCGACGACGCAGAGCCGTTGGTGCCGATCAGGATGGTTTGCGTCGAAGACAGGGCCTCCGAAGCACGGGCGTAGAGGTGAAGGCGAGCGTCGTTCGCACGAACAGTCGTGTTAACGGCGAAGGCGGGGGTCGAGGCCTTGTCGTCGAGGTCGATCCCCACGGTCGGAATGGTCGAGAAGACCGTAGCAGCAGTCGATGCCATGTTAGTGGCTCCTTTCTAGGGGGATCAGGTTTGGAACAGGACGCCTTGAAGGAAGGCGTTCGACAGGGTCAGGTTGCCAGCCCAAACGATAGGCTTGACCATAGCGTCCTGGTTGATCGAACGGACTTCTTCCAGCGGGACCATGTTGCGGTCCTTGTGAGGCCGCCAGTGGATGTAGCCGGTGTTCAGCATATACATATGGTTGGCCGGGCAAGCCCCGCCGTAACCGCCGTCGAACACAACGTCGGTGCCCTTGTATTTCAGGTTGACGTAACCGGCGTCGGCTTCGTTGGCATTCGTCACGCGCTGGATGTCTTGCAGCGACGACTCATACAGGCCGAAGTAGTTGTCGTCACACAGGATCAGGTCCGGCTTGTCCGTGCCACGCGAGCAACGACGGTAAAGCGTGTTCATGAAGCGCGTGATGTTGGCAGCCGTAGCAGCCGAACCACCGTCCGTCGTGGCGCTGAACTTCTGGTTACGCCAGAAATTCCACGTCACGCGGTTGATGCCGCCGACAGTGCCGGTCGTGGGGTCGTCAGCCACGAGAAGCTGAAGGCCGCCGATTTGCTTGCCGCCCGAAGCCGTGCCGTTCGAGTAGAGGTCTTCGGCCACACCGTTCTGCATGGTCTTTTCCGCGTTCTTGATACGCGAGGCCAGCAGGTCGATGATGGCGTCAACGCCGGAGTTTTGCAGTTGCTCCAGACCGCTCATGGTCACGTTG